GCTGCGGCTGAAGCTGGTGATCATGAAATCGGCCTGGAGCCCCTGGCCGCCCTGGCCGTCGAGCACCTGGAGACCGATCATCTCGTTGTTGAGGTAGGCGTTCTTGATCGCGGTGAACCCGGCATCCGCCGTATCCCAGACCATCTCGAACTCGACGCTCGCCTCCCTGAGCGTCGCGACGGTCGCGCGCCAGCCAAGGTTCGCGCGGGTGGTGACATCGGCCTCACCGGTTTCGAGCGTGAGCGTCACGTCGCGGACGTTGGCGAGCTCGGTCCATCCGCCGCCGCCGCCCTGCCCGCCGACCTTGTAGAACAGCTTGGCCTCCATGCCGAGCTTGATAGCCATGTTCAATCCTCCGGATTGCGGCTGTTAGACTGTTCGTCTGTTCGACCGTTCGTACGGGAGACCCAATATGCGCGACCACACAAAGCTGAAGGCGTTCCATGCGGCCGACGAACTGGCCATCCTCGTCTACCAGACGACCCGCTCGTTCCCGAAAGAGGAACAGTTCGGGTTGACGTCGCAGATGCGACGGGCGGCCGTGTCGGTTTCATCGAACATCGTCGAAGGCTGTGCCCGGGACAGCCAGGCCGACTACCTGCGCTTCCTGGACGTGGCGTTTGGCTCCCTGCGCGAACTGACGTACCAGGCATCGCTATCACACCGGCTGGGTTACCTGACCGAGGACGCACACCGCTCTCTGGCTGCGCAATGCGTGACAACCTCGAAACTCCTGGCAGCACTGATCCGCTCTTTGCGAACGTGAACCCGAACAGCCGAACAGTCTCCAGCCAAACAGCCTTCTTCACCGCGTGTGCCCGACGACGAGCACCAGATGCCCGATGCCGCCCTTGACCTCGAGCAGCGAAAGATCGACGCCCTCCAGCCGCACGGTGGCTCCCGGCGGCCACTTGACGATCTCGCCGCCGGCATAGCGCATGTCGATCTCGTTGTAGTTCTTGCTGGAGGCGATGATCGTGGCGGTGACGACCGTGGGCGTGTCGGCCAGCTTCGCCCAGTTGCCCGTCAGCGAGATCGACTTCATGTAGACGTTGGCGGCCACGGCTCACCTCCGAACCCGATACGTCACCGTCAACACCGCCGTAAATACCCGCTGCTGATCGAGCAGCTCCGGCGCGAACACCGGGTCGTTCTCGATCCGCATCCACACCGCCTCGGGCAGGTCGTCCAGCCGCTGGAGCCGCAGGTGGTCGGCGATCTCCTCGACCAGGTTGACCAGCGGGTCGATCTCGGCCGGCGAGTCGCCGTCCACCTTCTTCTGGATGCCGATATCCACCGTGCAGTCGAAATAGCTGTCATGGCGCGACGCCGTAGTGATCGACACGGCCTTCGGCACCACGCTGACACGCAGCGTGGCCAGCTCCGGCAGGTCGAAGACCGGCTGATACTTGCGCTCAGCGGTGAACGGCTGGCCGAACCCGCGGGCGTTCAGGCGCGCCACAATGGCGTTGGCGACGTCGTTGATCGTGCTCATGGCACTCTCCCGTTCTGGCGACCTTCGAGGTACGAAACGCGCCGCTCGATGGCTTGATACTCGGCCCGCAGCGCCCGGGCCTCGACGATCAGTTCATCAAGGCGCTTCTCGACGTGGTCGAGCTTGGTCGTGACCACGCCCCACTGCACGGTGAACGCGGAGACCGCGATCACGGCGGTGAGGATCACGCCCGCCCAGCGCGACCAGCCGTTGAGTCTCGATTCGCCGGCCATCATGGCTCCTCCGTGCCCACGTGCTTCGTGTGGATGCGCAGCGTCCGGCGGTATGGGTCGCTGTAGCGGAACGGCGGCTCGTTACCCGGCGCCATGACCTCGTACACGAAGGTTCTTCCGCCGTCCGCCTCGCGGATGCGATCACCGGCCTTCGGGAGCGTCTGCACACCGTCCAGGACGAGGTCCGTCGTGAGCACCAGGAAATCGCGTGATTCCATCTTGTGCACGGCGCCGTACTCGTCCACCTGCTCGAACTCCGTCCGGCCGATCGTGGCCGCGACGTCGATGCTGTCGCCACCGCGGAGGTACGTGACTGTCCGCGACAGGTGCCGCGTGCGCTGGTCTTCCAGCCAGGCCGATCCTCGTTCGAGCAGGTCCATCGCGGAGCCCCTTAGGTGATTAGACTGTCAGGCTGTTAGGGTCGCATCCGGCGGGGGATTGCATGGCTGCGGGCGACCCCTGAGACTCATCTCTAACAGCCGAACAGCCTAAACCCCTGACAGCCTATTGACTCATCCGCACGCGGACGGAGGCGTCGCTGTCACCGGCGGCCTTCACGGCCTTGCCGACGTACTTGTTGGCGCCGGCTCCGTCGTTGGTGGTCGCGACGTCGTTTGTGTCATCCCAGTAGCACTTCGCTCCGACCGCGATCGCGGACCCGCCGCCCGTCACCTTGGGAAAATCGAACACCCCGGCCACCGCCAGCGCACCGAGCGTGTTGGCCCTAATGTCCAACCGGGCCACACCTACCAGCTCACCCTGGACAACCACGTGGCCGGCGGCCACGTCGGCCGTCGGTGTGTAGTCGATCGAAATGCCCTCATGCACGTACTTCGCTGCCATTGTCTGTGTCTCCTCGTCGCCGCCGCCGAGCTCCCCGGCACCGGGGAGCCCGCCGCCTTTCAGACCGCCTTCATCGGGCATCACGCCTCGCCTTTGCTCTTGACCGCGGCGCGGTGATCCTGCATCGCGACCCCGAAGTCGAAGTACCCGCGCCACTACATCCCCAGCGTGTTGAAGCTGGTCTCGCCGCTTTCGATCGTGGGCGTCCTGCGGCCGCGCAGGTAGGCGATCTCCAGCGCCGCCACGTCGGCGGGGCTGGCGAACAGGTACCAAGCCTTCGAGCTGGAGCCGGTCAGCCCCTGTGCGTTGAGGTACGGGCTTACCACCGGGCGGAACATGCCCGCGAACGGGTTGTCCGCCGGTTTGGGCTTGCCGGTCTCGGTCGTCTCGTTGACGCGCGTCTCGTTGAACAGCCGGCGTGCGGTCATCGCCAGAGAGGTCGGGACCAGCAGGATCGCCGGCCGGATCAGGATCGGCTTGCCATCGACATCCACCTGGTCGCGGAACTTTTGCTCTGCAAGCTGGAGCGCGTCGATCGACAGCGCCGTGTCCACGCCGGAGATATAGTTCTTGTTGGTGGTGCTGAAGAAGCTGCTGGGATTCGAGAGCAGCAGCTCGAACACCGCTTCCTCGCGCTTCAGCGCCGACATCCGACCGATGATCCGCGGAATCTGAAGGAACGCGCCCAGGTCGTCGTTGATGATCATCTGCCGCGTGAGCGCGATCATCCGGCCGAACGTCTCGACGCGGTTCTTGTAGGCCTCCTCCGTCAGCGTGGCGTGCTTCAGCTCGCCGTCGGGCCCGACCTTCTCGAACACGCCGTTACCGGTGAGGCGGTAGCGTGTGACCTCCTTGAAGTCGTTGACGTCGGTCTCGGAGCAGAACTGGGCGACGACGCTCTCGACCGCCTCGTAGGCGGCAAGCATCGCCTTGTTGGCGACGTTCGAGAGGATGCCGGACAGCGAGATCGTCGAGAACCCGTACGAGGCCTGGATCAGCCGCTGCTCGGCGACGAACGCGGCGCGGATGGTGTCGTCGTCGAAGCCTGTAACTCCGACGTGCCCGCCGGCTGCACGGATGATTTCGTGGAACACCGTGTGCAGGCCGGCCCGGCGCAGGTCACGCGACAGCGCGGCCTCCATCGTGCGCTGGTCGTACCACTTCGCGACCCTCTCTTCGGGCGCGACGTTGTAGTTCAGCAGCAGCGCCGCTTCGAGGGCCTTGCCCGTGAGCGGCTCGGTACCGCGGCGAACGCCGGTGACGGTGGGCCGCTCGGCGCGCAGCACTTCCAGTTCCGTCTTCGGGGCATCCCAGCCCTCGGCGATCGCCTTGGCCTCGATGTCCCCGTGCTTGCCGGCACAGACCCGCCGCACGTCGGCGATGCGCTTGGTCTCGGCGGCGGCCTGAGCGCGCAGCTCGGACACGACATCCTGATCGTCATCAACTTGGTCGCCCTCGCCGGCCGCGGCGCTCATCGGCTCGCCAGCGTCATTCGGCCGCTTCTGCTGCGCGTCGTACATCGCCTTCAGGCTCGTTCGCTGCGCATCACTCAGCTCAGCCGCGACGAAGCCCTTGTCTTCCAACCATTTCTCGAAGTCCATCGTGTCCTCCTTGACACCCGATGCCGCGACCTGCGCGCTGGTGTTCTCATCCGCCCCTAGTGCCACAAAGGAGATCTCGCCGAGCGTCGCCCTCCTGGCGATGTGGACCGGTCCCTCGAACTCGCGCCCGTTGACCGCTGCCTTGCGGCCGCGGGGCACGAACTCCACCCGCTCGGCGACAGCCCCCAGCGAAGCCTGCCAGGGGAAGCCGTTGCGGCTGCTTTCCACGATCTCACGCGCGATCGGCCCCGCGCCGCTGATCACGCCGGTGACCAGCAACTCGGAGCCTTCCACGCGGATCGAATCCGTGTGCCCGACGATCAGGCTGCGGTTGTGGTCCTTCAGGATCGGCCGACTGCGGGCGCTGATCTGGAGCCCGGCCAGGTCGACCACGACCGGATGCGGCCAGCCGGCCAGCGCCATGGCGCCGCCGGTGTACGCGACCATGCTGAAGCGCCGCAGCGGCGAGGCGCCGCTTTCCGCCCCGGCCTCGATGTTGCTCCACTCACCGATCGGAGCGCAGAGCCGCAGGGGCTGGCGGGCTTGCGTCGTGATCGTCACCGGAGCTGCACTGGACTGTGCCCGGGCCTGCCGCTCGCATACGGCACGGCGCTGCGCGGCATCAGGAAACTCGCGCGCCATCACCGGGTCCGCCATGCAGCGGTCGATGAACTGCCAGCGCGACTCGCCCGATCGCGGTTCAGGCAGCGGCATTGCTGTCGTCCTCCGTGTCCTCGGATTCGTTGACCGCCATCGCTTCGTGCGACGTCAGCCCGAGCTCCGTCATGAGCGCGACTTCCTTGGCACGCTGCCGCAGCTCCGTCTCCCAGTCGCGGCCCTGCTTGGCGTACTCGGTCGCCAGCGTGGTGGTATGGCTGCCCAGGCGCGTCGCCTGCGCGGTCGCCTCCTTCTGCGGGTCCACGTGCTCGTGCCCGTCCCAGAACCACTGGTGCGGGAATTCCGCGTCGCGGGTGCGGGCCGGCTGGGGCAGCAGCCCCTCCACCAGCACCGCCTCGCTGATCCAGGCCGCCAGAATGCGGTCGAGCACCACGTCCTCCAGGTGGTCCTGCTCGACGCGGATGGCCTTGAAATAGGTTTGATGATCCAGCCGCCCCGACGCGTAGTTGTACTGGGCCGAGTTCGCCGCCGCGACGTTGAACGGCATGTTCAGGCAGCGGGCGATCTC